CCCTCCCCACGCAACAGATCCAAGCATATGTAATAGATGACACTTATACAACAGTATTATTGTCATCCGCGAATATCTTTTTACTCAAATTACACTCTATTTAATTATATAACCCGACTCCATCCCTACATAATAGACCTCCATAACCCTGCCATTACTCAATATTAAAATCGAACAACTTAAAAATATAATCGTTGTATATACAAATGTTTAACCTTTTCGCATTAATGATAGGCTGTATTGGAGTATTCGCTAGAATGAATGAGTATGTACCCATTACAAACATAGAAGAACATCTTACGCACCATGCGTTAAACGATAATGATTTGCCTGCTTCGTTTACCTGGAGCAATGTAAATAATGTAAACTATTTGACGAAAAATTTAAATCAACACATTCCCGTTTATTGTGGGAGCTGCTGGGCACATGGGAGCATCAGTGCTTTAGCGGATAGAATAAAAATAGCACGCAAGGCCGCCTGGCCCGATATCCAACTAAGCATTCAGTTCTTATTGAACTGTCAAATGGGAGGTAGCTGTAAGGGAGGAGATCACCTAGCCGCATATAAAGCCATTATAGAATATGGGTCTATTCCGTATGAAGATTGTATGATATATCAGGCATGTAGCTCGGATTCAGATGAGGCCGGCTGTAAAAATAAAAAGGATTTCGAATGTGTAGCCGTAAATATATGTAAGACGTGTAATACATTTACTTCCAATGGCGGGTCATGTACTCCAATCACCTATTATCCGAACGCAACAATTTCATCCTATGGAGCCGTACGCGGAAGCACCGACATGATGACAGAGATTCATAAAAACGGACCGATAGCCTGTGGTATAAATGCGGAACAAATCGTAGATTACCAAGGTGGTATACTCGATCTTCCAAAAGAGTTAAAGATGATAAATCATATTGTGTCTGTAGTGGGATGGGGGTATGATGCTCAAATTAACAAACAGTACTGGATTATCCGAAATTCATGGGGCAGCTATTGGGGAGAATTAGGATTTATGCGTCTTGTACTCGGAGAAAATCAGCTAGGAATAGAAAAATCATGCGCCTACGCAATTCCGGGTAGCTGGACAATACATAATGTGCCCTGTTATGAAGATGGAAGTAATTGTAACAATAATCCAGCAGCTTACTAATTGTTATAGAGTATCAATCGACTATACGCTAGCCACCAAATATAGACTAGCCACCAACTATAGACTAGCAAACAAATATAGACTAGCAAACGATTATACTGAAGAATATAACAATCTCTCTACTTGTTGACGTTTAATAACAAATTCATATGTCGTTTATACAATGAAACATATATAAACATATGATTTAAGGTATATACATGACAATGGAACAGATTCCTTATGAAATAAATCATTATGAACAATATGTGAATAGCATTATAATGATTCCGAATAAAGACAATAAATTAAATAGTTTTTATAAGATAATACAGTCGACTAAAACATATTTTTTCGTCAAGAAAATGAAGTGTGAAACAAAATTAGTGAACACAAATGACAATAATGACAATAGTGACAATAATGTGCCGACAAAAATATATGAAGTATCTATTTCAGGTGAGTTTGAAAATAACATTTTAAAACGGGTAAAAAAAACAAGCATCGGTAACAAATATCCAGTAATAATATGTTCAGTGGTTCAATATGAAGTATAATAGATACATATCGAGACAAATTCGAATAAGATTCAAACCTAATAATTAAATAATCGATAAATAATTGTTAGAATGGTGTGGAATTCAGCTCAATCAGTCCTGCTAAGACGTGTAGGCTTTAAATCCTACTGCGTTTTACACTATTAGCCATGTTCAAATGTTTTTTCTTCTTATACTATAAATGGAACTTTGCCATTTTGGGGAAAATTGTGCCCCTGGTATAATAATTAATGACATATTAAAAATAAACACAAAGCAGTTATTTATGTTAGGCACTTATCCACTTAACAATATATTATCATATCTTAAAGATGGTAATTATGAAAAAATATATGATACAGATAATCTAATCATAATGCCGGATAAGAACATTGGACACAGTAAATATGATTTTATATTTAATCATGATTATACTGTTTTAAATTCAAAAATAAGCAACTATGACTTTATAGTGAGTAGATTTAATACTAAAATTAAAAATTTTAAAGAAATGCTATTAAGCGACAATATGTGTATATTTATAGTATTTACAAACAATCTTGATGATTTAAAAATCAATGAAGTGTTGGATTGGCTTACACTTAATAAGAAAAATTTCCACCTGATGATATTTACATCTAATAAACATAACACTGTAATTGATTCCAAGTTATGCTCAATAATTAATTTGAAGAATAACTATTATAATTGGTGGGCTATGGAACAAACACCTAAAATGATTCTTTATACAGAAATATACGACGAATTTATAAATTGTTTAAAAAAAAACAATATAGAACATAATCTGCCATTAAAATAAAAATATAAAATTTTCCGCGCCAATTTTGTACACCTTTATCACGCCGTCACCCATTATTACTAACTATCTGGACGAACACATTTGTTTAATTTAATACCCATTTATTCAAATTATACATTATACACCTTTTCTCATTTAAAACGCCCATTTTTTATTTTGTTAATATAATATTATATTATAATATAATGCTTGACAAATGTTTATTTATATGTTATTCAACCCCTAATTATTCAACATTGACAAATATATTTTTAAATTCATTGCATGACATACAAGTTAATAATATTAATCATATGATAGATGATATTAGTAGTTTATTTAAAAACACAGGATTTCAAACAGACTTGTGGTATTATTGTGTTAGAAATAAAATAAATCATCTCATTAATGTTCTACAAGATTATGATAGTTTAAAAAATACAAAATATTTTATATTTACAGATTGTGATATTATTTATATTAAAAAAAATATAAATGAGTGGTATAATTTAGAAAACTATATTCAAAATGAAAATAAAGATATACATTTCATGAGAGAGGGTACAACTAATGATGTAAATAGTGGTTTCTTTATTATAAAAAATAATAATAATATTAAAAAAATAATAAATTTTTTTGTTGAGGTATTAAAAACAATTGATATAACTAAAAAAGAAAAAATGCCTTATGGTGACCAAAGTATTATAAATAAGTTGAAAAATAAAATTAATTATGGGTTTATTCCAAATGATTATGTAGTGTTTGGAACTCGTATATATAATAGTAATAAAAGTTTATTTCATCACGCAGTATGTTGTAGAGATGTAGATGATAAAATTATACAAATTAATAAAATAAAAGGAGCGTTTTAAATGAGAAAGGGTGTAAAATATAGTTTACATCATATAAATAATTTAATAAATCTCTCTTCGTGTGATATAAATTCTTATTTTGTATATAGGTTAGAATGTAGACAAAATATATTTTAACATATAATAGCCGCCATATATCTGTGTTATTACATGTGTTAACGTTTCAAACACAGTATTTGTAGTATATGGGGTTTACATGCCTACATACGGGGCAACAATCACTATAGTATCGACGATTAAATATATATTCACACTCGTCGTGTATCGTTTGATTACAAACCGCGCACATAATATAATTATTTGTAAATCGTTCGTGACAAAGGACGCACGAGCTATGATTTGTGAAACATGAAAATATATTTCCCATAGGATATAATATACATAGTTATAATATTTATCCACACTAACCCACATCGCTGACCGGCCTAGTTGACAGGATAACTACATGACATATTTCCCATACCATAGTCACGAATACGCAACTTAACCTCCAAACAAACAATAGATATATTCACAAATACCTATAAATATATCTATACTAATCTCTCTATTGTTCACAAATAATCCAGAAATAGAGTCATGTTTGAATAGAGAGATATACAATATTTGATTTTACACATTTTCTCATTTAAAACGCCCATTTTAGATGAGAAAATTAAATTACATACATATATTTTATTAGTTTATTGAATGAATAATTAATGCTACATTTTCGTGATAATAACCAGACATACCAATAGGTGTTCCGTTCATTCCAATCCATTCATAATCTACCTTATTTTCTGTAATAAATTCATAAAATGCTTTGAGTTCTCCATTATCTCCATCAAAACCTGGATAATTTAATAGTTCATCAAAAACGATAATACAATCTGTATCAATATAATCTTTCAATACCTCAAATATATATTTTGTAGAACTATAAAGGTCAGCATCCATATGAATAAATGAAACTTTTTTATTATGCGTGTTTATAAAATTGAGTAATGTTTCATTAAACCAACCCTTTATCAATTCAACGTTGCTATTAACTTGTGGTAAATCACCATTTCTATTAAATGCGCCTTTATCAAAACCATCACGCCATTTTTCAGGTAATCCTTCAAAACTATCAAACCCATATACTTTATCATTTGTAAATTTTGAAATATAGTTAATAGTTTTTCCACTTGCTACACCAAACTCTAACCATAAAGTATTTGGTTTATGTTGTAATTTCATATTTTCAAATATATATGTAAGAGGATATACATTCACATTAGGAATATTTTGAATGATGCTTAACATTTATATAATATATTATATTATTAAATTTTCGGTTATTTTAATGTAAAAATGTCAACCATACAGCGGTTGAAGATGTTTGTCGCTCCTTCAGTGTATTAAGATCAACTAAATAGGTAAATATAACCGATCAGTTCGACCGTCTGTCGACAAAAATGGGCATTTTACACGAGAACAGGTGTAAAAGGAATGACACCGGTGTATTATAAAATTGAAGTAATTATATATAATTATGGCAAATATATCAACATAGTATTTACCGAATAGGTATTGCCGAATAATTATAGATACGAGTATTCCGATTACGATCACAACTACGACTACGTGTATAAGATGAAGTGTTCGTATTGCGACTGCGATAAACATAACATAAGTGAATGTCCATTAGACAAGGATCTAGACAAACTGTTATGTAGTAGCGTGGAGCCAGATTTTAACAAAATGTCGATTCGTACCCTGAAAAAGATAGCCGCGTTAACTGGACTAAAGACATCTTATCCAAAGATACACCTAGCCCTGATATTTAAGAGTACGTGGCAAATAAAAAAAAAACAAAAAGAAGAAGAAGTAAAGAGATTACAACGGGAAATAACCGCGTTAAATACCCAATCACATATCATAGAATGCCCCATATGTATGGATACTCTAGGAATCGTAGACTGTTGTACTACAAAATGCGGACACAAATATTGTTCAACCTGTTTTGTATCTGTTGTACTCAAAAAAAATAGTTGCCCGATGTGTAGATCCGCGATAATAGACGACACGGTATACAAAGCATCGAAGCAAAGTGTGTTATTAAATAATAGCACAGAAACGACCATCCACCTGCCATCGGGACAATTATCGGACGATTACATCGGATGGTAAGCAGAATAGGAGACCGTTTTTTTTGTCGACTGACGGACGAACTGATCTGTTATATTTACCTATTTAGTTGATCTTAAGGCACCGAAGGAGCGAACGACATCTTCAACCGCCGTATGGTTGACATTTTTACATGGACGGGTAAATAACCCAAAATACATGCCATGTCCATTCTAAAAATTTAACGATTAGCCAATTTGGCGTATCAGTAGTAAGAATCCAATTATATAATCTCTCGTAAAATTGTTTTGGTAGACTTCGAATTAGATCTCTATGTACTAAAAATTGCGCTGATCCCAAGTATCCATAAATAAGATCATCGTTGTTAGGTATCTTAGAGAGGGGTATATATTCTTCTATGTATTCATTATACCAATCGAGTAATTTATGATATAATCCGCTGCTGATTAAATTTGGTTGATCCCAAACACACTTATCATTGATATTATAATATTTGTTTGCGCTCATAGAAGCTTCTTTGTATTTATCAATCAAACTGCCGGAATGATGCCACGAATATTCTTCGTCCTGAATAAAAAAAGTAAATTCAGTGAGCGTATCATAATAATCGATAATATGCTTTAAATAGACGGAAGCTTCGTTGCCTTTGTTAACAGGAATATTATATGGGTTGTCAGGATTTTCTTTATCATATATCAGAACGTTTATATACTGATTATTATTAATTTTGTATACGAAATCAACATTTTTATTATATCTAGAAACCACAATATTCGTATAATTATCCATAAGTATATATAATAAATATACTATTATTTATCGATTTTACATAATTAAACCGGCTTGTATAGTATATGACAAGTTTGAAATGTCCACATGTGTAAAACGAGAAGAACTTGGTCAATAACCCATCCGCATAAACCCGAAGCATAAACCCGAAGCATAAATCCGAAGCATAAACCCGAAGCATAAATCCGAAGCATAAACCTCAAATTGAAAGTATATAAAAGGGTTCTCTGTATGTTGAATGTATAGATATGAACGAAAATACGTACGACCCCCCACATCATTCGTCTAATATGTCTATTGAATTGAATAACATACGCTTAGACGAGGATACAGAGTCAACTGATCCCGACGACACCGACACTCAGTCTATAAAGAAGGAGTACGTGTACAAGATACTGAAAAAAATCCGCAACAACTGTATCAATTTGAGCATTTATCATAACAAACGGTATCATTTCTACAAAAACATTTTATTTTCCTTCTTCCGCATTCCGCTCATTGTTCTTAGCGGCTTTAACTCGTTCATAGCAGTCGGTCTTCAAGCTCAAATAGATCAATCCACCATCTCCATCGTCAACTCCCTGTTATCACTTTTGTGCGGCATTCTTACGAGCGTGGAACTTCTGTGGAATTTACAAAAACGGATGGAGATTGAGTTAGACTCGCACAAGAGTTACTACAAACTCAGCATAGAGATTTTGAAGTTTATGGAACTGGACGAAACTCTTAAAGGAAGCGACACCAAAATATATCTCAACACTGTTTACAAAAACTATGAACAACTAATCACGACTAGCAATGCCGTCAACGTTTACCGCCGAGGCTTTAAAGACGAGCTTGAACTGGTCGATGGCACGGTCATTGAAATAATTCCTCCCAACTATTGCTGTAATTGCTTTTGGTAGTAGCATGTATGTGTGTGCGCATGTATGTGAGTGCGCAAGGGACCATAACAGTTCGTCCGTTCGACCATTCGTCGCGACAAGACAGGTTTTATAAAACGTAGAAAAAATTGATCTAATTTTTAACAAATAGATTAAAAATATCAAAAGTAATCAAATCAAATCAAATCAAATTGGATATAACTAAAAATGAGCTCGATCGAAGGTATTGTTGGAGTACAGACGATTAGAATGTTACCCCAGGAAAAGGTAAGTAGAGAACACGCACATGCGCATGAGAATAAGAATACTGGAGAATGCGCAATTTGTATGGAAGCATTAAACAGCAACAAGAATTTCGCAAAAACAAATTGTGGACACAGCTTTTGCCTAACATGCCTAGTATCATCATTAAAAAGTAACAATACCTGCCCATTGTGTCGCGCGAACATAGAAGAAGAAAGACCCAAAAAAATCGAGACATTGACATTGGATACATGTGTGGAATTGATCAAGGAGGAAATCGATATGTTTCCATATGAAGAACATTTGGCATCAATCACTATGTTTGATAATCCTAGATCAAGTTTGAAACATATGTTAAGAGTATTTAGTATCGGATTGAGCAAGAGCATTATTGCGCAGCAAACAAATGAAGATGAATGGGAATCCGCTGAAGAAGAGGAAGACGAGGAGGAAGAATAGAACGAACGCACGAAGGAACGCACGAAGGAACGCACGAAGGAACGCACGATAGACCATTATAAGCCCTATATTGGGATGTAACTAACTAACTAACGAATTCTTTTTTTCGTCAACATGGACCGGATTATCAATATTGTCAAGATTAACAATATTGTCAATGTTATTAGGTCAAGATGATAAAAAATTGAAGCACATTTTATAAATAAGTAGTAAGCAAATTAAAGTAATTAACTGTTTTAACAAAACAATTAGACGATGGCAACAAAGAATACAAAGAAGACAACCCCATTTTGTAAGGTGTGCTTCGAGGCAGGTAAGTCAGAACCCGAATACACTTCTCATTTTGTAAAGAGTGATATAAGTGCTGCGGGAGTAGTAGTTTGTCCACTATTAAAAAATACAGAATGTCGATATTGTCATACGTCAGGTCATACCGTAAAGTACTGTAGCGTTCTAAAAGAGAGGGAGTTGACCTTAAAACACAACAAAAGAAGTATGAAAAGGAACCATGTATCTGCGGTGAGCAGTCAGACGATGTCAACTTCCTCTACCAATTTAAATACACCTACCACGGTGAAAAAGAATGGATATTTCACAGCACTAAATGATGATTCAGACGAAGAGGAGGAGGCCGACAATACTTCTGCCAATCGTATTCAGGTGGCTCCGTCTACAACATCGTCTACAACATCGTCTACGAGTAGCTGGGCAGCTAAGGTAGCTGCGACAGCGTCAGTACCCGTAACAATGCGAGAGCCAGTATCGCATAAGCCAATGATTGCTCAACCAACCGATCATAGTGAGGTACAAGCCTGCTGTGAAATGGTAGCAGATGTCGAGTATAAGACAGACTTCGTGTATCAGCCCAAGAAGCGTATATTGAATTGGGCAGATTACGACAGTGATTCAGACGACGAGTAGAAGTAATATATTCATAATCATGACATATGATTGATACAGAAATGCCCATTGCCAACTATGACCATAAACATAAGTAAAAATAACAACAATATAAACACACTACAACTAGATAGATAGAATTTAATTTTAATATATTATAACAACCATTTTTTTTCGAACCAACATATATAATGGGAATAAGAAATACAAAAAAACTGAGAACGGGTAATAATTCGCATGCTTATTCTCAAAAAAAACGTGTTAGCGGTAGCAGCAGCCAAAAGACACATATAAAAGAGAGTAAAAAGAAAGAACGCAGTATAATATCGCGACATAGAACATGCCATTCATCCAATAATCATATAGATGGAAAACGAAACATGTTATTAGAAGGTCCATTAAATTTAAGATTATTTAGAGCAGAAAACGAGAAACTATTAGAGGAAACACCGGAACACCTACGTCATTATATGGATTATAATAAGGTGTTAAAGAAAGAGTTTAAAGAATTAACCGCGACACCGAAATACCAACCGCATAATGATTTTTATGACTATATAAATTATCAATGGTTAGAGACAGAGGCGGATAGATTAAAAAAGGATCCAACGTATTATGTAGAAGTAGACGATTTCCGAATAGTACAAGATAAAGTATACAAGGAGATAATGGGATACTTACATGAATATATAAAATCAAATCCGACCTCAAAAAAGGCACGCATGGCGGATGCGATATACAAATGTATAAGTAATGCGAAGGTCTCAACCGGATTACATCATACCCGCGCATTAAAAGAACGGGTAGAAGGTTACATAAATAATCGCGACATGTATGGATTATTGGCATATGTTTCGAGTGATGAAATATATAGTTGGCAATCGCCCATAGTGTGGTCGGTATTACCGGACGAAAAGAATGTAAAAAAATACATAAGTCATCTAAGTCCACCCCAGTTAGGTCTATATGATTATTTTATATATATAAATGATCCGGCCGATACATCAGAGACAAAGAAATTCAAGGCGACGTTTAAAGAGAAATATTTGGAGTATATCGGCAACGTGTTTAAAGAAGTATTGCCAAATGAGTATCAAAATTATAACGCAGAGGATATCTGGACAGTAGAGGTCGAATTGTTAACAGCGATGGGATGTAATAAAATAAAGAACGAGGATCCAAATAATTACAATGTATTGACGAAGAAAGAGTTGGAGGAAGACTATGGATTTAATTGGACATTATTCACAAAAAATTTAGGATATAAAACACCTCCGAGTAAAGTGGTATGCGCAAGTTTAAATGCGCTAAAATGTACAGTAGAATTAGTGAAAACGAGATGGGGAAGTAAAGAGTGGAAGACATACTGGTTATTTATATGGTATAAACAAATGGTTCGATTTCATTGGGATTGGCAGCAAATACACTATGATTTCTATGGAAAATTTGTAAAAGGACAGCCGGTAAGAATGCCGAAGGAGTTGTATCCCATATTTCCATTATCATTTACATTCAATACGTTATTATCAGAGTTATACTTGAAACATAATTCGGATCCATTGAAAGAACAGTATGTAGAAAACATGGTAGCAGATTTGAAACATATATTTATGAAAAAAATAGAGAGAAATACATGGTTGTCACTTGAGACGAAAGAGTCGGCACTAAAGAAATTGAAAAAATTAGAAGTGGTAGTGGGGCATCCGAAGCAAATGCGTGAAGACCCGATATTGAATTATAGAGAGGATGATCCATGGCATAACATGAACTTATTGTCAACCTGGAAAAAAGAAAAATATATTGAATTGGATGGAAAAGGAATAATCGACATACCAGAAATAGACTGGAACGAATTTAAAATAGTAGGAACCCAGCCCTACATGGTAAATGCGTATTATCGTCCGACCAGTAATTCGATATATGTACCGATGGCTTATCTACAGAGGCCCTTTTTAGATTTGGACCAGAGAGGAATAGAATACAATTTGGCATATTTAGGCTATACCTTAGGGCATGAGCTAAGTCATAGTTTAGACGACGAAGGTAGTAAGTTTGATTCAAATGGAAATTTAAATAACTGGTGGACAGATCACGATAGAAAAAGATTCGAGAGCAAGATTAAAGACGTTGTGAAACAGTATGAATTGTTTGCGGCGCGTGACGGTATCAAGTTTGACGCGGAGATAGGTGTGGGCGAAGATCTAGCAGATATCTCTGGATTATCTCTAGCAGAAGAGTATTTGTTTTATTTCCAATTATTTCACAAAGATATCCCGACAGTAAAGAATCTTTCTTTAGAAGCATTTTATTCGTATTGTGCGATACAGTCGAGACAAAAAATCGTGGCCGCGGCATTGCCTGCTCAATTAAAACAGAATCCGCATCCATTAGAAAAATATAGATGTAATTGTCCATTATCACGGCTGCCGCTTTTTAGGGAAATATATAGAGTTAAGAAGGGGGATGGGATGTGGTGGCATAATACCGACACTATCTGGTAAATTTAGGAAATAATATTAGAAAATAACAATATTAGAAAATAACAATATTAGAAAATAACAATATTAGAAAATAACAATATTAGAAAATAACAATATTAATAGTTCGTTCATTTTTTTTTGTAATGATTATATATAAAATGTCCTCCAAGTCGATGAGAAGATCAATGAGAAAATCTGCGTCTCGCAGTCGTGCTGCCCGTGCCTCTGCTGCCCGTGCTAAATCTATGAAGGCTGCTGCCGCCAAGGGTGCTGCCAAGGCTGCTGCTGCTGCGGCTGGTGCTGCCAAGGCTGCTGCCAAGGCTGCTGGTCGTGCTGCCTCTGCTGCCCGTGGTGCATCTGCTTCCAGGGCTGCTGGTGCCGCCGCAAGCGCTGCCAAGGCTGCTGGTCGTGCTGCCGCCATGGGCCGTGCTGCCGGTGTTGCTGCTGGTGCTGCCAAGGCTGCCTCCAAGGCATAAGTGATTTGATACCAAGTCATTAAACATTGTATATTATAAATAATTAATTAACATTGAATTTAATTATTTATACGATTTTAGACGAAAAAATGGGATTTTACCCAATCATAAATACATGCGCCCCAAGACTTCTTACTAGGCGGAGGAGTATGAATAGTATTTGTGGATGAAACCTCTGACTCTGATTTATGTATATCTAGGGAAACATATTCTTGTATGGATAATTGCGAAGTAGTCGTCTCAACGACTTGAACTGCTTCTTGTACCGCATCCTGTACCGCCTCTTGTACCGCATCATGTACCTGGTCCAATACTTGATCATACTGAACCGATTCTTGTACCGCATCCTGTACCTGGTCCAATACTTGATCATACTGAACCGATTCTTGTACCGCATACTGGTCCAATACTTGATCATCCTGTACCGATTCTTGTACCGCATCCTGTACCGATTCTTGTACCGATTCTTGTACCGATTCTTGTACCGCATCATGTACCTGGTTCAATACTTGATCATACTGAACCGCATCCTGTACCGCATCATGTACCTGGTCCAATACTTGATCATACTGAACCGCATCTTGTACCTGGTCCAATACTTGATCATACTGAACCGATTCTTGTACCGCATCCTCTACCGCATCCTGTACCTTGTCCAGTATGGACTCTTGTTGTACGAATTCAGTATTAATGTCGTCCGTATCGAGAGCATCGAGTATTTGAGATGGGATAAATTCATCTAGTACAGGAGACGAAGACACTACCATAGGTTCATCCTTAGCCGGAGCAACTAAATTATCACCCCATTCTAGCGGCGGAAACGGAGGAGGACTTTCTAGAACGGTGGGTAATACATCCAACCCTTCTGTAACAGGAGAATGTGTATCAACCGTCGTATTATCATCTACTGCGGTATTCAAACTAATGTTTGAAATTACAGTATTAATCGCATCTACTACAATATCGCGTGCGACAAGGCTTTCATTTGTATCATCATTATCTGTATTACCTGAACTCATTATATAATACAGTATATAAAAATATTTATATTCAAATCACATTAAATATAGTTAAGTACCTCCTAGTGGAGACGTGTAAGATAAATATGATTAGAATAATACCATCGCGTATCTTACTTGAATAATTAATCCGCCGTGCGGATTTAATTCTTCAAGGGTGTAAAACACGAACGACCACATCGTATTGGAATTAAAATCGTTAGAGGTATTCGATTGAAAGAATAAATCCACCGGGAGGGTGTAGTTATTCAAGAGCGTAAAATAATATTTATGTGATCAGATCAGACACATAATTATGTACAAAGTCAACAGACTGGGTCAGGTCTGTCAATCGTTTGTAAAAACTAAAACTAGATTGTTTAATAGGGAGCGAGATATGAATATAGGAAGGAGAGACTTGTATAGAAATCTCTTCAAGCTCCGAATATAATTTATTCATCTGAATATAATTAGTTTCTTCCTTTGTAAATAGCCAACCATGTTGTACCAATGGTTCTAGTACATGTTTAAAATCGGTATAGATACTATCATCTTTCATCTCGTAATGCGTATTATATTAGTAACGATAGAAACTTTAAATAAGTTTAATAATAATTAAATAGTAACACTATCTAATTACAATCGAGTATAATCATTATCCCACATTTAAACAAATAAGTATTTTAAATATTTCAATTAAAATACTTATAGGCGCGCTCTCATTCGGGATTGAACCGAAGACCTTACGATTAACAGTCGTATGCTCTAACCAACTGAGCTATGAAAGCAAAGAGTAACTTTACGGGCAAACTCATTCCCATAATAACCATACATTTTATTTTACTAAACTAAATGTTGGTATTTCACACCATCCGATGTGATCAGCTCTTACCGAGATTCGAACTCGGGTTTTCAGATTCAAAGTCTGAAGTGATAACCGCTACACTATAAGAGCAAATGGAACAACCATACAAACCCGAACGTGTACGAAGAGGGGTTTGAACCCTCGCATCAATGATAGTGGGTCTTAAGTCCACCGCCTTAGACCACTCGGCCATTCGTACATAGAATTAGTTGTATAACGGGACAACTAACAAACCCATGTGCTCCAATGCGGGGTCGAACCGCAGACCTTCGGCTCATAAGACCGATGCTCTAACCAACTGAGCTATAAGAGCGAAGCTCCCTGTGAGAATTGAACTCACGACCACTACCTTACAAGGGTAGCGCTCTACCACTGAGCTAAAGGAGCAGTATTACTTACCACCAAACATATACTAGGATATTCTTTAAATAATTTTATTAAGAATATAATAATACATGTTACGCCTATTATTATTTACAATATGACATTACATGCCGTCATTATGATACGACGACACGATACGGCGTTACTATACGACGATACGCCGTTACGATATACAATATATACAAAATATAACAAGTAAAGTGAGTACGGAAAAGACGGGTGTACCCACCCACTACATAATATATATGTGTATTTTCTTTAAGTAATATTAGGAATGATATTATAAGTTTTTACATATATTCGCACCTTCGTTTTAGCATCTAAACGCAAAAGCTAAAAACCCAACCGCGATGATTCCTAGTGCCATTCCCATATGGTAATGGTACTGCATACCTCTATACATTTGAAGCCAGGCATCCGCTTCGTCTTTATTATCGATATGTTTTAATAACCAATCGGATTTGGGGCTGAGCATATAATAGAAATAATTTGTTAGGAATGTGGTGGCCATTACAACGCACACTAATGACGTCGAATTCAGTTTAACCGCTTTAATTTTAAGGTGATATATGATGATGAAGATAGACAATAGTAACCCAATACCATACCCACGGTAACTGATAGCCATTCGCTCCTTTGTTATTTTTTCATATCGTTCTTGTAATTCAGGAGACAATTTTTCTTTATACTGTTTAACTATAGCACTTTTGTTGGTCATATGATAAAAATAGATCATACCGATAACAAATACCATGGATATCATACAACTAACGGAACACGTCATTATATATTAGACCTACAAAAAAACGGTCGAGTAGGAAGCGGATAGTAGATTGTGAAAAAAAGTTGAAGTATTATTTACGAAACTAGGGAATGTAAAAATAACATCAACTAAAATTCAGAAATTTTATCAACTAAAATTCGGAAAATTGTAATAAATGGATTTCCAAACATTTCTACAATACGGTAAGTTAGATTCAAAGAAGTATCAGAAAGAAGGAGTAGAATGGTGTATACAGCGCGAGCAGCCATCGTCTTTGTATTGTCGTGGAGGGATTATAGCAGATGAAATGGGCCTGGGCAAAACCATTACGATGATAGGGCTTATTGTGTGTAATTTTAAAATGCCAAATTTGATCATTCTTCCAGTGGTATTAATGGAACAATGGAAAGAACAATTTGAACGAACTGCTGGGCATACGCCTTTAATATATCATGGACAGATGAAACGGAAGGTAACAGTAGATGCGCTACAGCGCGCCCCAGTTATATTGACTACATATGGCACTATACTATCAGATGCGAAAAGTATGGATAAGAAGTTACAGCAGGTAAGTTGGTCGCGTATTATATGTGACGAAGCACATCATCTTCGTAATAGGCGAACACTTGTGGCAAGTGCTGTATCCGAGCTTAAGTCTGAGATAAAATGGTTGATTACAGGAACCCCAATACAAAATCATATGAATGATATATACGCATTATTTGACATACTCACCATCTCCAAAAAAGTATACACAAATACGGATACAATGAAGGAAGTGATTCATAATATTGTATTAAAACGAACAAAAAAGGAAGTCGGTATTAAAATACCCAACCTACAAATACAGCGGATATCTACCCCATGGGAAAATGAAACCGAACGTAAATTGTCAGAGGAAATTCATGACAAGTTGGAGTTTAGTTTACTTAAACAAAAACCGCTGGAGAAAGGGATGAAACTAGAAATGATGTTGTATGCGCGAAAAATATGTATTCATCCGAAGTTAGCAACAGAAAATATAAAAAAAATATCAAGCATGGGTATAATAAGTGAAGAAAACTTGGATGGTTTAAATCATAATAGTAAGATGAATAGTGTTACAAATATAATATTAGAAAGGAAAAATAATGGAAATAAAAAGATAATATTCGCCAATTTCAAAGGAGAGATTGATTATTTACAGGAGTTTCTACAATCGAATGGGCTAGAGGTTGGTTATATAGACGGTCGTACTCCGAAAAGAAAGCGGCAATATATTCTCCGTCAAGAGTTGGATGTTTTAATATTACAGATTAAGACGGGGAATGAGGGGTTGAATCTTCAAAAATATAATGAAATATATTTTGTGACGCCAGATTGGAATCCGAAATTGGAAGAGCAAGCGATCGCAAGATGTCATCGAATCGGGCAAAAGAAACAAGTACATGTGTTTAAATTTGTAATGAGAGGTTTTGATGATATGGAACAGACACGCACAATTGAAATGTATTCAGAATCAATACAAGAACAAAAGAGAGTGATAGAACAAAATGCGATGGCAATGTAATATATGGCAATGTAATATATGGCAATGTAATATATGGCAATGTAATATATGGCAATGTAATATATGGCAATGTAATAATAAAATTGAATGAAAATGTATTTTTTATCTATATAGTAACGAATATGCGATTTAGCATAACATATAAAAAAATATAGATTAAAATTATTTTATATAAGGTGTATAACTATGGCTCCTAAAAAGCCGACGGGTCAGCCCACTGGTCAACCAACAATGCGACCATCGCAACCAACCGGACAACCAACAGGACAACCAACCGGACAACCAACAGGACAACCAACCGGACAACCAACAGGACAACCAACCGGACAACCAACAAGACAACCGACAGGACAACCGACCGAACAACCGACAGGACAACCGACAGGACAACCGACAGGACAACCGACAGGACAACCGACAGGACAACCGAGTACTCAACCGAGTACTCAACCGACAGGACAACCGAGTACTCAACCGACAGGACAACCGAGTACTCAACCGACAGGACAACCGAGTACTCAACCGACAGGACAACCGAGTACTCAACC